CTTCGTCCAGTTCGCGTTCCGGCACGGCGGAGACCGCCATCACGGCCACGAGAAAAGGTTGAAATGTCCTAAAGGACCCCGAAGGACTTTGAAGACAAGGCGGTTACGTCGGAAAAGACGGTTTTTGCCGGAGCGGCGAGTTTTGGGGCTTCAGAGTAATGATTGAAATGGGTTCGGAGGCCAACCTAAAAGCATACCGCGGCGGTGTTGCAACGGCTCGGCAGCGGACCTGCAGCGATGGAAGCGCACTCAGTTTTGGGCAGCATCTTCATTGAAGAAAAAGACCAGGTTGCTGCGATGTTTGATGCACCACGCAACGGCCGCAGCGGCACCGGCAAACCTCTTGTTCCGGGAACGGCGCCGGCCGGCAACGATTTCGACCAGGACGCCGGCGAGACCAGGCGCTGGCAGGAATAGGGTTTTGCGTTGTGAAAAGGGTTCAAACGCCGGTATGTTTTTTGGCGGCAAATGGGCCATATGAGCTTAAGCGGTTCATGGTTCGTTTGTCAGGGGCCGGTTGGCTGTTATCCAGCCGGTCCCACTTAATTTTCACTCAGCAGCACCACGTGGTGATTTAATTGGCAAAGTTGGAGTATTATCCTCAATTACATGAGGCCATATCGGAGCAATGTTAGTATCTTGGCCAGCTTCAGCCGTCGCTTTCCAATCACGAATAGTACCCACCACTTCAGAGCCGAAAGTCACACTCACATCATCCAGCACGATCTGATTGGGTGCCACAGAATACTTACTGGCAGCGACGGTGCGCAGAGCAAAATAATAAGTCTCCGCTGGCGGCGGCGCATTAAGCGAAAGAGGCCACGCGCCGGAGTCAGCATCCACCATTCCAAGCTCACGTACACCGGAATTCCAATCTCCTGAAGGCGGATATTTTACAGTGGAAACGCACCCGCACAGCAGCACGCTGGCTACCAACATGGAGAAGATGGTTTTCATGGCAGTTAAGTTATTGGAGTTGTTCACATGGACAGCGGATGTCCAACCCGGATTGGCACGGTGGACGCATGAATGCTGGAATTGCAAAGAGGGTTACGCTGGAGCCCGAGCTGGAGGAGATAGCGGCACTGTGGCCGGCAGCGAAGAGGTTTGAGGCCGCGGCAAAGATGCGGCGCTGGGCCCGGCAACTGACAGTGAGCGCAAAAATCATGTGCATGGACGCTAGCCCTTCTCCCCGCCGGCACGGCGTGCCAATTTTGCCGCAGCGGAAGGCGGTATTGAACTAGATTGTTTTTTTGGTGCGCGCGGGGCGACGGGCGCCTCGCGCAATTCAATTTTCACTGCCCTGGAAGATTCGATTTCATCAAGGTAATTTTCTGTCGCAGTGCGCACAAGTTGAGCAACAGGAATACCCGTATTTTTGGACACGGCTTTTAACCTGTCAGCAATATCCCTCGAAAATCGCACCGGAATCGCAGAATTAAGGTTCACAAGCTCAATGGATAGCAACGGATAGCAAAAAATCAAGAAAAAAAGTTGACCACTGGTATCCGATTGCTATACATTAGGATTCAATGAAGCGCATAGCCATGCTTGATCCGGTTCCCATTCGGTTTTCACAGGACACTAAATCCCGTGTTCAGAAAGCGGCTAAAAAGTTCAGAGTGAAGCCCGCACAAATCGTCCGCCACGCCGTCGAAAAGCAATTAGTTGAATGGGACCGGACGGGGCAGATGATCATTGAGGCAACCCCCGAAGAAAAGCGATGAGTGGAGGATTCATCGTTATTTACGCGGGTGCAGCAATCCGGTTGCCGTCACTGGATCTGACGACGCGGGAGCGGGCATCGCGGTTCATATCCGAAGCGGATGCCTGGTTCGAGGTCCACCGCGCCAGGCTTGATCCCAAAAACTGCGAGGTGGTTCCACTGTCTGAATCCGAACGGTTACACGACGTTCAAATAAAGGTCGAGCAACGTTCGGAGGTAGGGCAATGATCTCAACACCTGGCACTTTATCCGACCTCTGGCGCGCGTCTATGGGGTCTTTCCCGAACACAGGGTTCAGCCGATTACCATCATGACTGCCTTTATTCCAATCCTTCTTGGCTCGGCGGTGTTGCTGATGTTGTTGCTGGCTAAAATACTTTCCGCGCCGAAATGCTCCCACCCCCCAACGGGCCTCGCCGGCGACGACACAGCAGAACCCGTTGTTTCAAAACAATCAGCTAACGGAGGCACGTCGCCGATGCCTCCGTCTTTTTTGAAGAATTGCGAGGAGCGAAATCCGAAGTTCGAATTATGAACGCGCTCACCGATCACCCAGCCCCGCTGATTGATGAAACGAGCGGCATTCAAGAAACGGACGCCGCGGCGCACCGTCCCTACCCAAAATTGAAGGTCATGGACGCACTGGTGACGGCGGCGATATTCATTTGCCTGGGAGCGTATCTAGTGATCGGCGGGATGTGGCTCTTTTTCCATTTATGATGAACAAAACAGAACTTCGGGACCCGGCGGATTTGCGGTTGCATCCGCTGCGGAAAGGATTCACGGCGCTGGACACATCGGAGGCGGAACAATGGAATGCGTTTGTTGACGGAATGAGCGCGGCGGGGCCGGGTGGCATCCCGCCGCTATTTATCACCGCTGACGGCCGGGTGATGGACGGAGCCAGGCGTTTGAAGGCGGCAAAGCAGCTTGGCTGGGTCGAAGTCGCGTGCATGGTCAGGCCGGAAGAGGATGCGGGGGCGCTGGTGATTGATACGCTGTTTGGCCAGCGGAATCTGACGCGCTGCGTGAAGACGTATCTGGCGATTTGCATCCTGGATGAGTTCGTCAAGTCGTCGGAGAACCGGCGGCTGCGGAATCTTCAAAAAGGGCTGAAAACCCTTGAAAAGCCGCTAAATGGAGTTTCGTCAAATCGCTTGTCGAAACCCCTCGGTGGAAGGCCGGAAGAGGAAAAAAGCACACGTGTTTTAGCCGAAAAATTCGGCGTCAGCCGGGAGACTGTGCGCCGAGCTATTCAGGTGGTGGAGTTGTTTGCGAAGGAGCCGGAGCTGAAGGCCAAGTGGGAACCCCTGCTCATGACGGGTGAGAAAAATTTATGGAACGTGCTGTCGGCGGTCGGGGGAGCCGGGGCGGACCAATCGAAGCGAACAGATGGAGTTGTCACAACCCAGTTGACGCTGGCTTTCGAACGGATAGGCGAGCACGCGGAAATATGGGCTGATCTCCCCGAAACCGAACGCCAACACATCGTTTCAAAATGGCGCGCGACAGCCGCCAAAATTCCCAAACCTCTGCGTAAGACCATCATTGAGATTCTGCAGCAAGCCTGACAGCATGAAATCTACCAATGAAGCAAAAACGAGTCCCCAGCCGGGTTCTGGAGGCCAGAGATATTCTGCTCCGGAACGGGTTTTCCAAACTAGCCTGCGCAAAGGTTTTACGCGTCTCTTATACCACGCTCTGGCGTTTGGAAAACAAGCGACGCAAATAGTTTCAGCTTTCATCCGCCGCCGCACCGTCGTGACTGACGGTTGCGGCGGTTTTGTTTTTACGGGCAGTTCAACGGTCGAGACAACCACGAAAAGAGCATGATCTCGAACCAAAACATTTCCGGGACGAACGGCAGCAAGACCGACGAGAACACGTCTGTGGCGGAGACAAAACCACCGACTGAAGGCGTTGCGAGCGTCTTCGGAGCTGGGGAATCCCTGGTCCACGGGTGCGAAGGCAGACCAAGTAATCCCGAATCTGAGCAGGCGAATATCGCCGAAGTCGAGTCTGGCCGGTCTTCGGTTGAGAACGAAGCCAGTCCGTCTGCTCAGAACAATTTTGGGGAGCTGCGAGGAAATGGTGCGGCGGGAGATCCGCCGACGATATCCTACCGAGGGACTGTCCATGAAACACCTGCAGCTCCCCATCCGCCCGGAACAATGCCCGGCGACTGGCGCATCGAGGAGGCGAACCGCCGGCAACGGATTTTACAGGCATTCTGGGCCCGGCTGGAGCAGGGCGTTTCGAGGATGCAGGCGGCGCGGGAGGTGGGCGAGCCGTTCACCAACATCTGGCGTTATGAGAGGGCATATCTTGCCGACGGCTACGACGGACTGATTCCAGATATTTCCACCGGCCGTAAAACGGTGCTTCAAAAACTCGGGTTCACGTCCGACCAGGTCAAGGTGCTGCTGGACCAGGTGCAGGGCTTGAACCTTGACACGGAATCCACGACGACGGCCCTTCGACTGTTCGCGAGCAGCGAACGTTGCCCGGAGGAGCTGGCCAAGGTGATCCTGGATCCCAACCGCTGCAGCAAGCACGCGATTCCGCCGAGCATCCGGCGCGCGGCCACGCCTACAAAAAATTCACGCCTGGCGCATCGGGGGTCGCGGGCGCTGGACCTGGGCGGCATCTGGATTCCGCGCAAGCTGGACATTTTGCCGGGCGACATCTTTTGTCCGGATGATACAACGCCGATTTTTGGCTGGTGGGTACCGTGGATCGCATCGGAGGAATATCCGTTCGGGGTAAAGCTGCTGCAGGGGCAGCTGCTGCGCATCATTGACGTGGCCAGCCAGTGCCCGGTCGGGCGGGTGCTGGTGGCGCGCGAGAAGTCGAGTTATCGCGCGTCCGACATCTGGGCCTGGGTAGGGTTCATGGCTGACGACGTGGGGCTGCCGCGCCTGGGGTTTCAAATGGAGCGCGGCAGCTGGGATGCAACGCTGCTGCAGGGCGTGGAGGTGGTCGAGCAGGACGGCGACGTGTCACACGGCCGGCGTGTGGGCGGATTGCGCCAGCTGCCATCGAACATCACGTCCTGGCACCAGGAGAAACTCGCCGGTGTTCCGTTCCCAAAAAACCTCCAGACGTGGACGAGTTACCTGCCCAAGAGCAAGAGCATCGAGGCTTATTTCGACCGCGTGCAAACCCTGGAGGGAACGCTTTACGGATCTCTGGGCCGGGACCAGATGCGCCGGCCGTTTGAGAAGGCGAAGAAACTGTTTCAACAATGCTCGCGCCTTAACGCCAAGACCGATCCGCGCGAGCATTTTCTTTCTGGCATGGAGCTGATGACGCGGCTCAATGGCATGGATGATTTTCTGGCGAACGAACCGATGGAGGGTGAGGTCTTCAAGGGCATTCCGCGCCTGAACTTTGAGACGGCGATCCGGGAGCATCCGCTTTTCCAGATGCCCGAGGAAAGCCGGTGGCTTTACCGGCGCGACTGGAAGCGGCTGACGATCACGCAGGGCTGGGCACGTGTGCGGCTGACGGACCCGATGACTGGGGAACGTTATTCGATTTGTTACGGCAACCCGCGAGTGTTCGCGGAGATCGAGGGGCGGGACGTGATTGTTTATTACGACCGTGAAAAGTTCGAGGAACCGGCGCAGATCTTGGCGGCGAGCCGGTTCAATGCCGCCGGCCGGGAATTTTATCCGGGCGATTACGTTTGCGAAGCGGAGCATTTCGAGCGGCCGGGCATGTTCCTGGATACCGAGCGCAGCGGGCACGACGTGCGCAAGCAGTGGAAGAACGCGGTCATGACCATTTACGGCCGCGCCAGCGTGCATGCGCCCAGCCGGCAGGTGCCGGCGGAGATAGCGGACAGGCGGCTGGAGAAGGGCAACAGCTTCACCCTCGACGGCGCCACGCCATTTGCCAAGTCCGGCGCCGCCCCGGCCACCACGGTGGACGGCCGGCCAGCGGCGGCGGCAATGCAGGCCAGCGTGTTTGCACCGCGCACGGCTGACCAGCTGAAGAAGCAGAGTGAGAAATTTGCGCGCAAGGCGGCGGACGTTAACCGCCTGCGCGACATGGTTGAAACATGACAAAATGAAGCCGGCCGACGCCGGTTTTCACCAACACATCGGAGGAAAAACAAAATGGTCGAGATTGAGAGTGAACAATTGACGGGCGGCCGCATCCGACTGGATGCGCGAACGCTGGAGGACCGGGCCAAGCATTTGCCCGAGAAAATGCAGGACCGGTTCGTCTGGCTGGGCAGTTACGTCCGGGAGGAATGCAGCTACAACATCGACATTCTGCAAACCCGGTTTGTGGCGCTGGGTTTTCACCACGACAAGACGACCTGGGGAAAAATCCTGCGCGGCTTGTGGGACCGGAACGCTGACGGGACGGCGGCGAAGGCCCCGTGCTTGGCGGAGGAAAAGTTCATCCGGGCGGTGGACGCGCTCAAGAACGACTCGCGCATCAAGGAGCGCGGTGGCCGGATCCCTTTTGTCCCGACCCCGACCGCGATCCTGATCCACAATTTCGTGGACGTGAAGCGCACGCCCGACCGGGTCTGCAAGTTCGGGATCATCATCGGGGAGACGGGGGTCCAGAAAACGGCGGCGCTGCGGGAGTATTGCGCGCAAAACAACCACGGCGCCTGCGTGATGGTGGAGGCGCCGGAACGGCCGAGCATGAGCCAGTTCATGACGGACCTGGCCAAGGCCTATGGCTATGCCGAGGGATCGAGTTATGGGAAGAAGAAGGCTTACGTGCTGTCGGTGGTAGGAAATAAAAAAACAATCATCGTCGAAAACGTGCAGCGGCTTTATGACGAGCGGTACCGCGACAAGCAGCCGATCTTCTCCTTTTTGCAAAAACTCCAGGAGGATACTGGTTGCACGATCATCATCACGTTTACGCCGACGTTTGAAAAGACGTTTACGGCCGGGCTGCAACGCGGATTTTTTGAGCAGTTCGAAGGGCGCGCCGGTGGCCGGAGGAACTTTCTTCGATTACCCGAATATCCGCCGGAGGAAGACGTGTTGATGATTGCCAAGGCGTTCGGTTTGCGGGACGCGGACAAGCACGCCGCCGAGCTGGTGAAAATCACGCGTGAGCCAGGACGGATCCGGCGGCTGTTCGAGGATCTGCAGGATGCCAAGATCTCCGCGGAAGCCAACGGGGAGAAACTGACCATCACACATGTGCGCCAGGCGCGCGGGGAGGACTGATCATGAACGCCATAAAAAATTCACCAGCGATGTTGGACGTCTTTGGATTGATCGCCGTGGAACGGTTGCGGGTTCGCAGATTGCAGGCGGTTGGAAAGTACAAGTTCTCGACCAACAGCCCGACGGTTTCCAACGGCCTAAAACTGGCGATCGTCATGGAGGAGATCGGCGAAGTCGCCCGTGAGATTTACGAAATGCACGACAAGGACGATTTCACACCCCAGGCCAAGAACCGACTGCGCAAGGAATTAGTCCAAGCCGCCGGCACGTTGGTCGCGTGGCTGGAAACGCCGGAGGTCAAACCGTGAATTCATTTTCCAGCGGCCGCACAACAAGTCATTTGACTCATGACTACGAACAAAGCGGGCCGGCCCGACCGTTTCGGAGCGGCTCATCAACCGCGGCCGCTGGAGATTCTTTCAACCGTAATGAATCTGCAAAGGATAAAGACCATCGAGGACTGCGAAACTCGACTGGCATGGTGCAGATCGGAGCTGGAGCACAAGGTCCGGGAAGCCGAATCGGGACAGAAGATTCTCCGGGCCGAGATAAAAATCCTCATCACCCTGCTGGACCACAAGCGGTCTCCGCAGCTTTTTGAATACAAACTCGAACTGATCCCAATGAACAGGAATCAACCAACCAAAAATGAAAACACTGATAGCGTTTAACGGCGATCCGGCATTGAAGGCGATGATGCTGGAGGAAATCGAAAAGCATCGCAAAGCGGACCAGCTGGTCAAGGGCACCTACGAAACCACCGGGAAGGGCGGCATGTTCCGGGGTTGCGCCATCGGCTGCTCAATCGATTCGTTGAACGTGCGCCTGGGCAAAACCATCTCGCACGGAAACCATGCGGCCTACGAATCGGAACTGAGCATCCCGGAAATCCTGGCTTATCTCGAAGACGGATTATTCGAACGGCTGGATGACAAACTCTCGATGACCTGGCCCGGAAGGTTTTTGTCGGCGATCCCGGTCGGCGCCGACCTGAGCCACGTCCACGGCAAGTTTTTCGCATGGACGTTGCTCGACGAGAAAATCGGCTTTTGGCGGGACTGGTCGGATCGGGCTGATCAACAGGCGGTCAAAGACTTTGGTAATTTCGTCGCCTATCTGGCGACGGATCAACCCTTCAAAAAACAGGAATGGGATGCCGTGCGGCATCCGTTTATAAACAGCCTCGCCAGACTCGACAGCCTCGCCAGACTCGACAGCCTCGCCAGACTCGACAGACTCGCCAGACTCGACAGACTCGCCAGACTCGACAGCCTCGCCAGACTCGACAGCCTCGACAGCCTCGCCAGACTCGCCAGACTCGACAGCCTCGACAGCCTCGCCAGACTCGAAATTTATAAAATCGCTTCGGAAAAAGTTTTGCAACTTTTGTCCGAAGCTCCGGTGCCTTCGGAAGTCTCCAAATAATTCTCAACCTATCGGTATATGAACATGACCAAACAATATCGAAAGGAACTACGGAGACTTTACACGCAACGGGATTCGGCGCGTAAGCTGGCGGACAAACAGCTGTTGCAGCTCCGCCGTCAATTCAAAAAGGACCTGGACCGGATCAATCGCCAGGACGATCGCCGGATCACCAGAATCAACAGGCGCATAGCCATCCTGGAAGGGAGGCTGTCATGAGCGTCAAATCCGACGTGGACCGCGGCCTGGAAATCCAGGGAGAGATTGAAAAGCTCAAGGCCGAACTGGCTGACATCGAGACGCGGCTGCAGATGGCCGCGCTCAAGAATCCCGGCGAGCACGAGGAGCTCAAGGATGCCGATCGCGAGGGCAAGCGCTGGCTCGCCCAGGGCAGCGACCGGATCGTTCCGGTGATCCTGACGGCCGACCTGATCATCGGTGAATTCGCCGCCAATAGTCCACGATCCCAGACCATCCACACCGCCTCGCGCGGGCAAATGGATTTCTTCTTCAAGAAGACCGTGAAATTCGAGAACCGGTTCGACACCGGCAAAAAGTTCCGCGCACAGGCGGATACGGTCCTGGGCCCGGCGGCGCCCAACTTCATCACGCACTGCCTGGCGCGCGACAAGGAAGGCCAGCCCAAGAGCCGGATCGTCATCGCCTGGAAGGAAACCGAGCCGGCCAGCCATAAATGAACCGCGCCAACTACAATCCGAAGACCGGAAAATTCCGGTTCAGCGTCGTGAAGCCCGTTCCCAAGGGACAGGTGATGAAAATGTACGGGGATTATCAGGTGGGAATGTCCCTGAGCGCGATCGGGAAAAAATACCGGAATATCACCGGCGGGAGCGTCCGGGAACTTTTCCAAAAGCGTGGTCTGGCGTTGCATGCGGCGCCCAACGCCTGGACGAAGCACCGGGCCGATGGCAGTTTTGAATCAAAGCCGCCCATGACTCCGCGGGAGGTCACGGCACTGATCGCCAGAATGACGTGGGTGAGCGTGCCGGAGGAATTACACCTGGACTGGCGTAAATGGTCGATGGCGACCCGCGGTGAATTCATCCTCCGCGTCCGCAGGCATCTTGAGAAAAATCACGGCCACGTTTTCGCCCCCACCACACCGCATTCATCGAACGTCCAGCCGTTCGATTATACCACGGCGGAGGCTCGGGTGATCGCGGAGAAATGGAACATTGGTAAAGACTCGAAGCGATTTTCGACCAAGCTCAAACCGGCCAGCCAGGGGATGATTTACAAGGGCGTGCTCTATTACTGGAGCAGCGGAACGGGCTATCAATGTTGCCTCGGCAAGTATGCTCCGGCGATCGGCCGGCCCCAGCTGCACCGGGTCATTTACAAGGAACACATTGGTCCGATACCCGAGGGCATGACGGTGATCCAGAAGGACGGCAACAAGAACAATTTCAGCCCACGGAACCTTGCCCTGCGCTCAAAGAAGGACTGCGCACTGATGAATTCGATTCAGAATCAATATAAACGGAATCCCACGCCGCAAAATCTTCGCCGGTTTCGATGGGTCATAGACAAGTGTGTCCTGGGCCGGCAAGAGGCGCGGCTGGCCAAGGCCCGCGCCGCCACGACGCTGCTGCTCGAACAGTTTGAATCACCGGAAAAATCCACCAGCCTGCTGGCCACAATTCAACGGAGGAAAAAATGACAACAGCACAACTGCCCAAGCTTGAAACCATCAGGAAATACGTCCACGCACCCGGCACGGCGTTGCCGGTTGAAAAAAACGGCATCCCGGTCAGCGCCGAAGGCAATGTGCGAGCGCAATGGATGGATGTGACTCCGGAAACGGCGTCTCGCTGGCTGAGGAACAATTTCCGCAACCGGCCGGTGTCCGACGACGTGGTCGCGGCCTACGCGCGCGACATGGTCAATGGCGTCTGGCAGCCAACGCACCAGGGGATTGCCTTCAACGACCGGGACGAACTGATTGACGGCCAGCACCGGTTGAAGGCGGTGATCAAATCCAGGAAGACGATCCGCATGATGGTGACCTTCGGGCTGCCTTCGAAGATTGAAGGCAGCGAAATGACGACGATGGATTGCGTGGACCGCGGGCGCACCCGGTCGGTCGCCGATCAGCTCAAGATCCAGCACGGCCTTAAAAACAGCACCGCGATTACGCAGATCGCCTCGGGCATCGCGGGCCTGTGCCATGAACGGGTGCGCCGGTTGAGCGTGGGCCAAACGCTGGACATTTATCGCGAGTTCAAGGTGCCGATGGATTTCATCATCACCAACCGCAGCAAGGAACCAGGCTTGAAATCGGCCGGCGTGCTGTCCGCGTTTACCTTTGTGATGCGGGCCGATGATGCGGCGGATTTTGGGATCCCCGGTGGTCCGGCAGCCACGATGTTTAAGGCGCTCAATTCGGGTGAGGGGCTCAAGGCATTCCCGGTGATCAAATTGTTTCGAGAGTTTTTGACCGGCAATAATGCGAGCCTGATCCTGGCCAGCATGAATCGGGGCATCGCCGAACTGGCGGTGCAGGCGCTTTTTTTGGAGTTGAAAAAGGAGCGCGTCACCAACCTGAAATTCTCCCTGGATGGCCTGAACCATTTTCGCGCAGCGCAGCCCGAGCGGGTGGGCCGGATCGCAAAAATGTTCGCATTGCCCGATGCGGTGGATCCGGCAAAGCAGCCGGTCAAAAAATCAGCCTTACCCAGAATCGATTCGCACGTTTGTGATTGCGGGAAAGCGGCAACGGTCAACTCGCGCGGCGGGTGGAGGTGCGTTCGCTGTCACATGATTGAAACGGGTGGCAAAACGTCATGAAGATGTTTCTGATCATTCTTTGCCTCGTCACGGCCGTGCGGCTGAACGGCGGCGTCCTGCTGGCCAGCTGGGAGCAGCGGGATGAGGCCGGGCACATTGGCGCTTATGGCATCGCCTATGATCCGATGAAGCTGACCTGCGCCAGCAGGCTCTGGCCGAAGGGCACTCGGCTCAGGGTGACGGAGATTCACAACGGTCTATCGGTGATCGTGACTGTGGTGGACCGCAATCCGCCCGGACGATTTGCGTTGGATTTATCATGGGCTGCGTTCGGGAAAATTGACGGCCATGCCCTGGGCGTGGCCGAGGTGAATGTGGAGGTGATCAAGTGACCGATGCGCAACATCATCTTTATATCCGGCGCTGGATCGCCTGCGTGCGCGCCAACCACTGGGTGATGCGCAAGGGCCGGCTCGTGGACAATGCCGTCGGTGAAGGTGCCAGTGAATGGCATGCGCTGGCCTGGACGGCCGCGCAGCAGCTGGCGCTGCAGCAGCACCGCGGGGTGACTGCAGATGATCTGCGGAAGGGCTGCCACGTCGTCGCATTCGGATCGGCGAAGTCGAGCAAGGACCTCACCAACCATGAATTCAACCGGCTCCTGGTCCTGTGGGGAAACGACTCCTTCCGGAGTGGCACCACAGCGGCGCTGGCGGGCCTGCTGATTGATCCACTGGACCTGGCCAGCATCAGCGCCTGGCGCAACCCGGAAATCACCGAGCGCAATTCATTTGTCGCGTTCCTGCGGCGCAAGGCCCATGAGGGCGTTCTGATCCGGATCGCCGAGAATGCATTCGCCGAGGTGCGCTCCCAGGAGAAAAGCTGGGACGAACTCGATTTGAGCAAGCTGCGATGGATGTCGAAGCAGTTGAAAGACCGTCGAGGACCGAGAGTTGAGAGATGTGAGCGGGAATACGTGGCGGGACCATTTTAAATGCGACACGCCTACCCACAATTCACCTGGACGACTTGCAATGAACCGCCTGACAACTGCCGGCGGGTGATCGTCTGGCACCGCTGCCGGCAATGGTGCCGGTTTTATGAAATTGTGGTTGGCTCGTGGAACTCGCTCGAGTGGCGCCAGGATAACGACAAAGGTTATCTACAGGGCCGAATTTACCAACCGGACCTCTGGCGCGATATTGAAACACCGGACAACCGGAAGTCCCCATGGTTATAGGCAATCCACAGAAAGATTTATTTGAGCAGCCGCGGCATGCGGAGAACGCCGACGTGCGATGGTTGGAGAATCTTCTGGCCGGCACGGCCGACTGGTTCACGTCGCGCGTGGTGCTGATTTCGCTCGGGCGCACGCCGACGGATGACAACCGCCGCTGGGTGCGCGAACTGGCCAGCACGAGCGAGTGGATCATCAGCGGGCAAAAAGGTTACAAGCATATCAAGCACGCGACGGCCGAGGAGATCGAGCATGCGGCGAACTGGCTGGAGAGCCAGGCCAAGAAGATGAGCGACCGGGCCGGCGGCATTCGCCGAAACGCGCACAAGATTTTTGGGTGAGCCGAACCTCGGCCTGGCATTATGAACAAACGGCTGGCGAAGATTGCGCGTGGTATCATGAGTTGTTACGCGATCCGCTGGAAGGTCATCCGGCGGGATCCAAACCAGCGCGAGCACGCGGACTGGTTGTTGTTCCAGGCGGTGAGGATGCGGGAACTGAGCATAAAGATTTTAGGTGAAAATGGCCCAACAAATTGAACTTCCAAATCTGCCGATTGAGAAATGGCTGTCGCCCAAGGAGGTCGCCGGCCATTTCGGTTTGTCGGCATTCAGCGCCTACCGCTGGGTGAACGAGGGAATGATTCCCGACCATTTCGTGCGTTACTGCGGCACCTGGCGCATGCGGCTGCATCCGGACGTGGTGTCCTACCTACAGAAGAAATTTCACGAGCTGCGCACTGTCTGAGCGCCTTCAAAAAATCCACCAGTATAACCCCGCCGAAGGACGTTTCGCAATCGGGGTATTTTGCGCCAGTGGCAAAAATTGCTTCTTTTGTCTCCTTGGCCGCGTTGGTGGTTGAAATGCCGGCCGCGTGAAATAGTCGCGGCATGGTCGAGCAAAAAAACCAGCGCGCGAATCTTAACCGGTCTGCGGCGTGCGTCTATGGGGTCTTTCCCTACCACGGATTGTCCCCGGTAATCGTCACCAAGAATCTGGGTGGCGATGGGTTTTCCTCCGATGTGTTGGGACTCGACCCCCTTCTTCATCACTCCCGTCGTCACCCTCCAACGTAAACCATGAACCAAAAAAACCAATGAAAATGAAGAACTCAATCATCACCCTCATTGTGGCGCTGGGCGCCATCTGCATTCTGCCGGCAGCCAAGGCGCAGACGCAAACGAACGCGGCACCACCGCTGCCATCCACGCCGCAGGCATTTTACACCAGCGTGCTGGATTATTTCAGCAGCAACGATCCGACGATGCAGTTCACCAAGTTCAAGCTGTGGACGGAGGCCGACTACCAGAACAACGTCAACATTGCCTCCAAGATCGCGGTGAGTTTTGACGTGTATAGCACCGATGCCACGTACACAAATGCGATTACGTTCGGCGTGGAGGGTGGAATGAGGAACGCAGGAATTGCAGGAACAATCGTGGACGGCACGGGCGGCATCCAGCTCGCGTACAACATCAATTCTATCCGGCTGGAAGGATACATTGATGGCGGTTACAGCGCCATCAGCAGCGAGGGCTTCGCCGAGCTCGGCATGCGGGTGGACAAAAAACTCACGCCGAACACCTTTGCCGGACTTTCGATGGGCTTTCAAATTCCAACGACGCCAAAAGGGGGAACGGCCTATCCGATCATCGGCGTGATCGTCGGAGCCACATTCTAACCTGAAACGACAAGCCGCACCCCGCACCGCGTAATGAAAGACTGCTTAGCAGCTAAGGCACCGAGCGCTGGTCGCCGTCATGGGCGTAACCGTAGCGGAGGGTTCGGTCCCCAATGTCTTGAGTTGCGTGGTGCGGGCGCCTGTTTTTTTGTCCTGATGATTTTTTTGATGGCGATGTTGTGCGGCTGCAGCACGGCGCCGCTTACGCACGGGATCCCGAATTTTTCGCAGGTCGATCCGCGGGTATACCGGGGCGGCCAACCGACACCGGAAGGCTGGGCTTGGCTTAAATCTCAAGGAGTGCTTTACGATCTCAAACTAGACACGGAAGGCGAAGGTTCGGATGCACTGGCCAAAAGCAATGGCCTACACGTGATCCCGCTGCCGATCACTTTATTCCAGCAGACCTTGGGTCAGCCGCCGACGGACGAAATAGATTGTGCCGTTTCCACGATTGAGCTTGGCACCGAGGAATTTTCTGGCGGCGGTGTTTTCGTACACTGCCAGCACGGGCAGGACCGTACTGGCCTGATGATTGGCATTTACCGGGTCAGATGCGATCACTGGACCAAGGCGCAAGCGTGGGCTGAAATGATGGCGCACGGATTCCACCCGCTGCTGCGGGGACTGTGCTGGTCCTGGGAGGAGGACGTGCCGTGATTTCGGAAACGCTCAATCCGGATGCCAAGAGCTTCACCTGGCCAAATGCCAGAGCGTGTTTGGATTGGTGTGCGGAAGCCTACGGCGGCCCGGCGACGTTGGCCTCCTCGCTGACCGGTGCGCAGATGATCGTGCGCGAGTTGTCCGATCACATCGTGGTGGCGTTTCGGGGCAGCGAGAGCGCCGAGGACTATCAACAGGACGCAAAATTTGAGTTTACCGACCTGATTATTCCGCCCGACGGCACGCCGGCCAAGGTGCACAAGGGTTTCCTGGAGGACTTCGACAGCCTGAACGATCAGTTGATCCAGTATGTAAAAGGTCTTTCCACCAAACCGATTTTCATCACCGGCCATTCGCTCGGCGGCGGACAGGCAATTCTTTGCGGACTGGAATTTCTGCGGGTGGGTTTCCGGCTGGCGGGGATCTACACGTTCGGGCAGCCGCGCGTGGGCAACGGCATCTTTGCGCGCTGCTACGACATCGCCAGCTGGGGAATGATCGGCGCGCTGCGCGACATCACCTGGCGCGTGGTCAACGAGAACGACATCGTGGCGCGCCTGCCGGGCGCGCTGCTGGGTTACCGGCATTGCGGGAACGAAATCTTTCTCCCGGTCGAAGGCGGTTACTGGGTCAACCCACCGGCTTGGCGCCGGGGCTGGAGCAATCTGCTGGGCTTTTTATCGGCATGGCGGCATGGCGGCGACGTGCTGATCACCGAGCATCATCTGTTGGACTACCAGGAAAGGATGGCCGGCCTGTAATGATCACGCTGCCTTCAACCAACGATCTGCAGCAGGCCAGCGCGGCGGTGCAGGAGACTGTCGCCCAGGTGAAAATGAACTGGCCGGCGATCGCGGCCTGCGCGGTCCTGCTGGGTCGCGAGTTGACCAATTTCAACCAATGGTGCAAGGGCGTCGCCGCATTCATCATTTATCACGGCGGCATCGGTTACCTGTTTTGGAAACTGCTTTGGAACCCGCCGGGAGAGGCCCCCAAGTCATGAATGATATCCGAAAACCTTTTCAAGCCAGACAACCGGGTGCGGCAGCACCGGGCGTCATTGCCTCGTCGCATCCGATCAGCGATTTGGATCTGCAGATGCGAGCCGTCGGCGGCATGTATCGAATGCGCGCGTCGCTGGCGCGCGAACTCGCGAACGCCGCCATCACCGAGGAGAACCGGCAGAAATACTTTGTCGAAGCGGACACCTGGGAGAACGCCGCCAACCTGCTGGCGGCCAAACTGGAAAAGCGGGAGGGCAAAACGTCATGACGGCCGACGCCAAACTTCAACGTGTGCGTCCGATCCTGCGCTGGCCCGGCGGCAAGAGCCGGATGCTCAAACGCATCCTGCCGATGATTCCGCCGCACGTCTGTTACTGCGAACCGTTCGCCGGTGGGCTGGCGGTCCTGCTGGCCAAGGAACGGTCCAACGTGGAGGTGGTCAATGACGCCAACGGCACCCTGGTGGCGTTGTATCGCAACCTGCAGTACCACCTGCCGGCGTTGCTCTCGGAAATGAACTGGATGTTTTCAAGCCGCCAGAACCTGCACGATTACATCGAGCAGCCGGGCATCACGGAGATCCAGCGGGCGGCTCGGTTTCTCCTGGTCAACCGCACTTCGTTCGGCGGCAACATGCACAGCTTCGCAGTGGCCAAGACGCGCGGGGGCGGCGCGGCCTACGACCGGGCCCACACCGGAAAACTTTTGCAAGCGGCGCATGAGCGCCTTGATCGTGTGGTGGTCGAGAACCTTCCTTATGAACGGTGCTTCGCCAATTACGATTCGAAGGACTCGTTCTTCTTTCTCGATCCGCCCTATCTCAACGCGGCCACGGCCGCGTACCGCGGCTGGACCGAACCGCAGATGCGCGAATTCCGGCGTCGTGTGGAAAAGCTCAAGGGCAAATGGCTGGTGACGATCGATGACTCTCCGTTGAACCGCGACCTTTTTTCGGACTGCCACCTGCAACCGGTGGTCACTGCCAACCGGTTGTGCAACACACGGACGCATGGCGACGTGAAATTTGGAGAACTGATCATCACGCCGAAATGAAAATGGAAAACACATGATGCCGATTCTGGGAGATGAAATGCCGCCAGTGAACATCATCTGGAACTGGGTGCCAACCATCTGCGCGATGATTGCCGCTCTGGCGACGCTGGGGTTGTGGCTGAACAGCCGGAAAACTTCGCGCATGGAAGTGGTGCCCAGTCCGCTGGTGATCAAGGCGGAGGATGATTTCGTTCACAAGGATGAGTTTGAAAAATACGTGTCAGAATATCGCCGCTCACTCAATGAGATTGAAAAGGACCGGCTGGACGCGAGTGGCCGGCTCCATGAAAAAATCAATGGCGTGGACCGCAAGGTAAGCGCCCTGGAGCAGAAGACCGAGCTGCAGAACCAGCAACTGGCGCGCATGGACGCCAAGCTCGACCGCCTGGTGGAGAGAAAACAATCATGACCGCCCAGCAAAAAGAACTGTTTCACCTGGCGATCCTGCGAGTGTTGGATTCCAACCGGACGCGCTTCGGTCTGGGGATGGTGGCCATCGGCCATCACCTGCCGCAATTCGGCTTTGGCTTGAGCAGCTTTGATTGCGAGAAGGAATGGTTCGAGGAGCTCTCCAACGCCATCGATTACCTCACCAGCAAACGGCTGGTCGAGGAGGTCTTGAAGCATGTGGACCGGGCGAATCGTGCGTGGCGGATCACCACAGAGGGCATCGATTACGTGGACCAACGAGGATGAAAAATGGCCAACAACAAAATCAGTTCGCTGTCGGTCCTCAAAAATCTGCCGCCGGAGCGGCAGGCCGACATCTGGGAACGGTTGACGGTCAAGAGCAAGACCTGGCAGGACACAGGTTATCGCGCCGTCCGCAAGTGGCTGCACGACGATGGCCTCGAAACTTCCGAGGCTGCGCTTTCGGATTTTTATTCCTGGTATCCGTTGCGACAACAGTTTCACCAGGACGAAGTGACAACCAATTCGTTGCTGGAGCAGCTCAAGCAGGAGATTCCCGGATTGACGGAGGAGCAGCTCGACCAACTGGGCCAGCGGACGTTCAGCCTGCTGGCGATCCGGCGCCAGGATCCGGACAGCTTTGTGATGGTGCGTTCGGCGCGTTCCAAGGCGGAACTGGAAAAGGCCAAGCTCAAATTGCGCGAGCAGGCGGAGAGCCGGCTGGCCGGCCAGGCGAAACTGGCACGGGAGAAATTCCAATTCGATGCGGCCAAGGCGGCGCTGAAATGCGCGGCGGAGCTCAAGGTGATTTCGAAGAGCAAACTGTCACAGGCCGACAAGGTCAACCAGGCCCGGCTCAAATTGTTTGGAGTGGAGGGAACCTGATGTCACCGAGATTAAAAAAGGCGAGCGCCAAGGCGCTGATAAATTTCCGGGAATACCAGGAACCGGTGTTCATGGACCGGGAAAGCGGCATCCTGGTGCTGCATTGGTCCCGGCAGATCGGGAAATCCTACACGCTGGCGTCCTGGGCGGTGGACCGGCTGCTGACGCAGCTCCAGAAGAATGACACCTGGCTGGTGACGGTGCTTTCCAATTCACGCGACAACGGAGCGGAGTTCGTCCTCAAGGCGCAGGACATCTGCAACAAGCTCGGAGTGGTGATGGATTCCTCCGACGATTCCCCGGACCTGACTTATGACAACATGCGAATGGAAGTGCGAGTCACGCTCACCGTCAACGGGCATGAGCGCATCGGGCGCATCAAGGTGCTGGCGGCAAACCCTCGCACGGCTCGTGGCTTTTCTGGCGATCTCATTCTCGACGAGTTTGCATACCATGAAGACAGCAACGCGATTTGGGAGGCGGCCGAACCCATCCTGTCCGCCAACCCTGAATATCTCTGTCGGATCGCCAGCACCGGCAACGGCAAGCACAACATGTTTTATCGAATGTGCGCCGGCTCAGGTCCCGATAATGGCGAATTTTTCATTTCAACGGCCGGATTCAAAGTCTGCCGGGTCACGCGCACGGCGGCATGGCAGATGGGCGTCAAAATCTACGACCCCAACACGCGGCAGCCGATCACACCCGACGAGGCTCGGCGCAAGGCGTTAGACAAACGCGCCTACGACCAGAATTACGAGTGCAAGTTTGCCGACGAGAACATGGCGCTGCTGACGCACGAGCTGATCCAGCAGGCAATGCGCGACGGGATCCCGATCGACGAACAAGTCTGGTCGCCGGTTTCGATGGCGCGGATGTGGCGCGCGCAAGGGCAGCTCTCGCTGGGCGGTGACATCGGGCGCAACCGCGACATCACGGTCTTTGCCGTCATTGAAAAAATCGGCCAGAGCAAAAAGGTCATCGCCCTGTTGCGGATGGCCGGGATGCGGCTGCCGGCGCAACAGGCGCAGCTCGACCTGGTCTGCGGGCTGCCCAAGTTCAACCGGGCGTGCATTGACATGACGGGCATCGGGCTGGGCCTGGTGGAATACGCCCAGGAGAAATGGGGCGACTACAAAATCAGCGGCGTCAACTTTTCCACAACCGAACCCATCAGCGACCGAATCCGTGCCGAGGGGCGCAAGGGGGAAACCGCCAGGGTGACGGAAATCATGGCCACCGAACTGCTCGGCGTATTCGAGGACAAATCCATCACCATCGAGGTGGAGCTGGACGCCGACGGCTTCGATGATTTGCGCAAGCCGGAAAAAATCACGTCGCCGGGTGGACGGACGAGCATTGCCGCGGTGCGCGATGAGGCGGGCCATGCGGACCATTTCTGGGCGTTTGCTCTGTCGATCCGAGCGGCCATGGATGACAGCCAGCCCGGCAAGATTGTTGTTTTTGAGAACACCCGGACCAGCCGGGTCATAGCCGAGCGTCACAAACGGGAGGTGATGGGATGAATTCGAGCCGCCCCAGCCATTTTTACATCCCTGGCGCGCCGCGCGTGGAGGCGGCACGGCGATTTCCAGCCCCCGTTCATGCCGGTGGCTGCTTGAACGCCGCAGAGCCGCTGCAATGCGCTGCAGTGAGGCAAATTCTGGGAGGTTACAATGGTTAAAACCGCCCAAAAGGGTTCCGGTACCCGTCGTGGCATCAAAACTCCGGCCAAGACCACCGCGTCGGCACCGGCCGCGACCATGTCCGTGGCGGATGCTTACGCCGCTTTTGGCACCGGGAAAACGGATGCGCAGATGGTCCGCAAGTCGAATCTCTGGCGCGACAATTACAATCCGCTGCGCGGCCTGGTCATGTCGCGCCTCATCACGATTTTTGAGGCGGCCGAACGCGGCGCGTTTGCAGAATTGCAATTGACTCTGCGCAAGGCGGAGAAACGTTATCCAGTCCTGAAAGGTTTCGTTGAGCGACTCCTGGCCAGTGTGGAAGAGCTTGGTTGGGACGTGAAGGTTTTGAAGACACTGCCTCCGGGAGCAACGCCGGAGATGGCCGAGAAACAGCGCGCGTTTTTGAAACAGCGTTATGACCTGATCGGTAATTTAAATGAAGCCATCGGCCAGATCGCGCTGGCTGAAGTTCGTGGCTACGCGGTTTTGCAGAAGCACCGGTTTGCCGGCGGAGAGAACGATGGCGCGGTGAGCGAGCTTTACTGGCTGGAACCCTGGGTCTGGTCGCGCGACGGTTACTACGGGGATTTTTATTACAATGAGATTTCACGGTTCGGCGTCGGGCTGGGCGCCTGCGTGGGCACGTTCGGAGAAAAAAACCGGATCGGCAGTGATCAATTACCCAGGGAAGACTTCATTATCCGGGAAGTGGAGTCGCCGCTTTATGAGATTGCACTGATCGCGTTCGTCAACTGGTTGATGGGCCGGAAAGATTGGGCGGCGTTCGTGGAAATCTTCGGCCTGGCCAAGGGCGTGGTAATCATGCCCCCGAATATAGCCATCGGCAAGGAGCCCGATTACCAGAGCGCGGCGGAAAAGGTTTCCGATGGCGTGAGCGGCGCGCTGCCGGCTGGCAGTGACATCAAGTTCCCCACCGCCGGCGTCCGGGGCGAATCGCCATTTGAAAAATATTGCGAGGCGCAAAACCAGGACGTGGTGATGGCGGCGACCAGCGGTCTGCTCTCCATGCTCACGGCGTCCGGTGGCGGATTGAATCGCGGGCCCAACCAGGAACACCAGGACATCTGGGTGAAGATCGCGCGCATGAAAGGCAAACGGGTCAACGAAATATTGAACAAGGATTTTGATGTGCCTGAGCTGGCGGCGGAATTTCCGGGCCAGCCGGTCTGTGCCTATTTCAACATCCCAACCGAAGACAACGAGGACATCGGCGAGCTGGCTGACACGGTGGTTAAATTCGAGGGCGTCAACCTGCAGACGGACGTGAAGGAAATCTCCGACCGCGCCGGCATGAAGTTGACGCGGGTAAAGGCCGCGACCGATCCGGCACTCAGCGGCAGTCCTGGTGCCAGTCCCGCGGCCAAGGCCGACGACAAACTGGATAAAGGCGCTTTGAACGCAGCCGTCAAGAATCGCCGCGCCAGCACACCGGCGCAGGCGGATTTTTACCGGGCAGTCGCCGAAGACCTGCATCCCCTGGCGATTCGGCTCCAGCGCATCCTGCAAATCCAGGACCCCGAAATTCTTAAAGAGAAGCTTCAGGCGCTGATGGATGAGATTGATTCGCTCAAATCCGACATCGTCGCCGATCCGGCGAGTGCCCATGCGCTGGAGAAGGTCAACCGGGCGGCCGTCCTGGCCGGTCTTAGGAGTGAAGCCAAACCAAAATCATGAACTCATGCGTCGTCATTTTTAACCGCAACGCGCTCCAGTCCGCGAAAGGTTGGATACACATCGTGCCCAAGGGCGAGCTGCCGAACCGTGAGGCCGGCATCGTCCAGGTGCTCGATGATGAATCGCTGGCCTCGATTTTCGCCGGCATCGAGAAGGACAAGAACCGGCTCGGCGACAAATGGCCGGGCATTTATGCCGGCCGTGAGCATTTCATTTACAACAGCGAACAGGACAGCGAAGCGCTGGCATGGTTCAAGGATTTTGAAATTCGCGGTGACGGCATCTGGGCCAAGGATGACGGCATGACCGACATCGGCACCGATGCCCTAAAGAATCGCCGTTACAAATTCACCAGTTTTGTCGCGGACCGCTCCGACCTGAAAAAGATTGAAGGCAACCGGTACCGGGTGATGCGGATCGAGACGGTCGGATTCACCAACCAGGCGAATGGCAAGGAACTGCTCACGCCCATCACCAATCGCCAGGGTGCCGCTGTCCCATGTCCGGATTGCGGAACGCCAATGAAGCCAATGGCCGGTGACAAAATGTTCTGTCCGGACTGTGGAAAAACTCTCGCTGACGCTGGCGCGTCGGCGGCCAACCAAAAACAAGCAACCAAGAATAAAATGAAAAACATCGCAACGAAACTTGGTCTCGCCGCCGAGGCAAGCGAAGACGCCATCCTCGCGGAAGTGACCAAACTGACCAACCGTGGTGACATCAGCTCCGCTGACCTCGTCACCCTTCGCGCCGAACACAAGACTCGCGGCGAACAAAACCAAACGCTCCTGGGCGAGCAAGTTGACGGGCTTCTGGCCGAGCACGGCATCAAGGACGAAAAGGTCATGAACCGGCTCAAGCCGGTTTTGTCCGGGCTGAAGGATCGCGCCGAACGTCTGGAGACGCTGGCCGACTTTGGTTTCAAGCCGGTCGCGCCCGGCAAGACCACACCGGCAGCGCGCGTGCTCAATCGCGGCGCCGGCGGCGCCGCTGCGCAAACGGAAACCACCGACGAAGCGACCGCCCTGGTCGTGGAACAGGAACGCGCGACGAAAGTCATGAACCGCGCCAAGGAAATCTCGAAGGAAACACCGACGATCAGCCTGGCCACGGCCACCACGATGGCGGCAAAGGAAATCAAATAGGCGCCATTCCGAACCACAACCATCAACCATTACATATAAAAATATGAACGTAGAACTGAATCCTGGCCAAAGCGACACGCGCGTTGGCGATCTCACACTGCCGGGCAACTCGAATCTGACCGGCAAGGAAAATCTTCTCTGGAAGATTGTAAACATCGCTGGGCTTCCGGGTTTTGACCTGCCCAACTCCGTGGACGATGAAGCGGTCTTCATTGGTGCATCGGGCGACATCCAGGGCAATCCCTGCGCCGCCGAGGCGCCGAGCCTGGACGGGAACTGCCGGGTGATGATTGACAGCGTGAACGCGATCAATCCCGGCGACAAACTGGCGCTCTCCCCGAACAATTGGGGAATGCTCTACAAGCCTGCCGCCGGCGCCGGCGCCCATCAATACACCTTCATCGCCGAGGAAGCCGTTGCGGCCGGGGCCGTGCTGGTGAATCCCGTCAAAGTGCGGCGCATCCCGGACCGCGCATTCAATCTCTGATCAGCCAACTGACCAGCGAACCAACCATCAACCAAAACAAATAACCGACTAAAATTATGGCAGAATCAAGAATCGCCCAGTTGGCCGGCAGTCCGCTGCTCACCAACTTCGCAATCACCGTTAGCCAGCGGGCCATCCGGCCCGTTGGCCAGTTCATCGCGCCTCTTTGCGAGGTGCCCGACCTCAACTTCCGGTACAAAAAGTACACGGACAAAAACCGGTACCGCGTGCCGGACACCAAACGGCAGCCCGGCGGCAAGGTGACGCGCCTGGGCTTCACCGCCGATGATATGGCCGCGACGCTGGAGACGAACGCATTGGACTTCCCGATTCCGAACATCGAGGGATTGTCCGATGAGCAGCTCGGCTTCTCGATCATGGAAGGCCAGGGCATCATTGCCGATTCAGCGGCCCTCGCGCTGGAGAATGAAATCGTGACAGTCGCGCAGACGGCGGCGCTGGCGTCGGCGCTGACGCAGGCTGTGGACTTCACCGACGACACAGTAGATCCGATCGCGTTGCTCGACAACCTCATCCTCTCCGTGCTCAAGGCGGCGAAGAACGGCGCGCCGGTGAAAATCCTCTTCGGGACCACGAAGTTCAAACAGTTCCGCAACAACAAAAACGTCAAGAGCCGCTACATCGTGGCGGCCGGCGGCGGTGCGGGCGGCAAATCGAGCCTGGGCACGGTATCGCCGACCATCGAGGACGTGGGCGGATTGCTCATGACCTCGCCGGAAGTGCAGCTCTCGATGATGGTCATCGATCAGGCGGCGCCGGGCGTGGCGGAGAACATCCAGTTCCTGCTGGACACGGTGGTAATTGTGTTCGCCTCCAATGGGACACCGAACCGGATGGACCCGTCCTTCATGAAGACGTTCGCCCGCATGGGCGGTTTCTTCAAGCCGGGCAATTACATGACGGAAGATCAGCGCGACCAGGTGCTCAAGATGGACTGGACCACGCTGCCGTCCGTCACGAATTCCGCCGCTGTTGGCGCGTTGAAATAATCATGTGGGCGCCGCTTCGGCGGCGCCCGCCAAACCGAAACCATCAATCGAAAAATAAAATGAACTTCTTAAAACAAATTCTGGCAGTCATCTGCCTGCTCATCGGCCTGTTACTGATCGCGCTTCCGGCGCGCGCGGACCAGCAGGGCGCCGCTCAAACATTCCTCAGCCCGACCAACATGCCGGCCATCATCACCGGCGGCGCAAACAGCAACGCCTTGAACAGCGTCATTGTTTTGCGCAAAGGCCAGGGCCTGGGATTGCAATGGCTGTTCAACGGCTCCGCCAGCACCAACACCGCCAATGGTGTCATGCTGCTCACCCCGAGCATCGATGGAACCAATTACGACACCACATCGTGGGTCTTCTCGCGCCCGGCGATCGGGACCGGGACGACGGTGGCCACCACTAATTGGTCACCGCTGGCGCTGGCCGGTTATTACTCGATAGAAATCACGGCCATGACCAACGCCAACCTTGGCGCGGTTTCGACCCTCACCAATCAGGGAGTCTTGTTTAATCGTCCGAATCTTTAAATCGAAGCAGGAGGGGGCGCCGAAGCGCCCCCTCCGCCAATAAAAATGTCCAACTGGATCACCATCGTAAAACTGGATCTGTACAACGCCAAGGCCGCGGTCCTGGTGGATGCGGCGGACAATGTGCAGCTGGGCGTGGGCCAGGCTTCGCGCAGCGCGCAGGTGATCGCGGATGTGACGACGGAGATTCGGCGCAAAATCGCCCGCGTCACAACGCTTGACCAGGACGTGACGAAGATTCCCGGCGGTCTTAAAAGCGCGGCGGTGGACATCATTGTTGCGCGGCTCAAAATTTCACTGGAACAGGAACTCAGCCAGGACGAGCGCGACACGCTAAAGCGGCGTACCCAGGAGATCAACGACGTGCGTGACGGCAAGGATTTTGTTGACCCACCGGACAATCCCGCGACGGAAACATTTGAACAGGCGCAGCCGGCGCCGTCGTTTGGCGATACCCCGTGCCGCCGGAAGAACCGGGAGAACGGCTGATATGTCAAACGCTGCCGACATTCTCCTCGATAAAAAGGTGATGCCGACCTGGCTCACGACGGATGACCTGCGCCAGATCGACGCCACGGTCCGGTCCCAATCCTTTTTCAGTGCGCAAACCATGCTCAATGATTTACTGGAAAAATATAAAGACCGCATCGGTGGCATTCTGAATCCGGTCCCGGCCGCTGGAGAGGCGACGACGCAGTTCAGTCCGGCTTACGTGCGCCAGGACATTAAACAATTTCTCCAGGAGATTGGCTACGCGCCGGCGCCCGAAGACGCCGGCACGCTCAAGGACCTCTCCAGCGACGCGCGCATCAACCTGGTGATCAAGATGAATACGGAGCTGGCCCAGGGCCAGGGGCTTTGGATCGCCAACCAGAACCCGGTGATCCTCGACCAGTGGCCCGGCCAGGAATTGTTCCGGGCCGAAGGACGCAAGGTGCCGCGCGATTGGATTGATCGCTGGCGCCTGGCCGGCGCGCAGACCGGCGACCCGATCGGCACCGGCTGGACCATCGCCGGCGACCTGATGATTGCACTCAAGAACCATGACATCTGGAACTGGATCGGCTCCTCCGATTTGTTTGACGATGCGCTCGATGTGATCTGGCCGCCGTTCGCGTTCAATTCCGGGATGTGGGTGCGCGACGTGGACCGCGCCGAAACCGAGGCCATCGGTTTGCTCGATAAGGGCGAAGCGGCGCCCCAGCCGATGAGTATCGCCGACGCGCTGGCGGCGTTTGTGAAAAAGATTTCGGCGTTCGCCAAGGAGGTGGAGGCATGAGCGTGCTCAACGTCACCGTCAATACACAGCGCCTGGGCGAACTTGAACGTCAGGCGCTGGAGCTGGGCCAGAGCGTGCCGGCGCAGCTCGTCGCCGGCCGGGCCGCGGCGAATTATGTGCGTGATTATCTTTTTGATCTCGATGCCGAACGCGCCAACCGGATGGGCGGCGAACGCACGCACTTCTATAGCCGGGCGGCCAAGTCGCTGACTGAACCCAAACCGGACGACGTCGGCGTCTCGTTTCTGATCACCCAGACCGGTTTTGCGCAGCGTCTGTACGGCGGCGTCATCACGGCCGGCAAAGGCGTTTCCAGCCGGACCGGCGAGCTGACCAAATACCTGGCATTGGCGGCCACGTCGGAAGCCTACGGCAAAACGCCCGGTGAATTCGACGACCTTGAATTCCGGCCAACACGCAACGGCGGGATGCTGGTGCAAGCGTTGCAGACCCAGATTGTGCGCGGCAAAAAACAGAAGGACGGCAGTCGTGATTTTTCAACCATCGCGGCCGGCGGCCTGGTGATGTTCTGGCTGGTACCCGAAGTCACGCAGGAAGCCGATCCGACCGTGCTGCCCTCCAATGAAACGATCGCCACCGCCGCCGCGGATGCCGAGGCGGGATTCCTGGCACGTCATTTTGGATCCAACTAACGATGCCCAACCTGCAAACATTTGATGATCTGACCAACGGCGTGAACGCGCGCGTGAATCAGGTGCTCGCCGCGATGCAGTTGGCCATTCCCGCGGGCAACTGGAATCAGATCGGCGTGCTTGTCCAGGATGCGCACGACGTCACCACCGAAATTGAAACGGCGATTCTAAAAATCGGCATGCTGATCATGATCAACATGCCTTCGTTCCGGAACCAGAACCTGCTGGCCACCCAGATCAACGCGAAGATTTCGTTCATCGTCGAGGTGGGTGAAAAACCCATCACCTGGCGTAACAATCCGCTGACGCTGCCGACCGCCAAGACCGTGGCGCAGACGATCGCGCGCGGGCTCCAGGGATTTAACGTAACCGGATTTGAACCGCTGCGCGTCGTGGACGGCGAGTTCATCAACCTGAGCAAGGACAAACGCCAGGTCTATTCCATCCACGTGGAGACGCAGCAAATATTCGCACCACCACCTGTTTAAACCGACAAAAACCAATAACCAAAAAACATCATGCCCAATCCATTCATTGAAGAAGAAAAGGCGCTAGGGGCGCTCGTATCGTTTTTCCCCGAAGGCGCGGCGGTCGCCGCCGGCGGCGTGTGCAGCGCCGCAGCGATCCCCAATCCCAACGATCCGGGCTGGGTCCAGCTTTCCCGCGTGGAATCCTGGGAACCCAAGCGCATGGACGTCAAATACCAGAAGGTCAAGGACAGCGCCATCGGGCGGCTGTTCCTGGCCAACGAAGTCGAGACCGACGGCTTTATGGAATACAACTTCACCGTCAGCATCCTGCGCGGGCTGCTCGTGGGCATCTTTTTCCGCTCACAAAACTTACTGGGCAACGTCCAGCAACAGTTCGTGCCGGAACTGGGCATCGCGCCCCGCGGCTGGATCATCATGGTCAACAAGGACCAGGCGGGCACCATCGTGCTGGCCTGCAACCTTTGGGGCCGCATGAAATGCGATTCCTTCGGCAAAGGCGGCGGCGGCGAGCTGATCAAGCCGGCGCTGGTGTTCACCGATTACGAAAACGCCCTGAAGACCATCTTCCTGGGCAACATCCTCAATCCTTAACCGGCGCTGTCATTGGCCTGAAACGAAAGCCTTTTTATGAGCGACAAACCGAACACGACACCGCCCGTCATCCCCGACATCCATAAGCCGCCGGTGGCAGCGCCAAAGGTGCTGCTGCCGGTCATTCCCGATGCGGCAAAACTGTCGCCCGGCGGCCGCATTGTAACCAGCGCCGACCAGGTGCCCATGCCGGATGCCTTTAAAGAAGCGCCGCCGGCGCCCAAGCCTGCGGACGAATAAACGAACTCCAGCCAACCCATTAAATAATCAAGACCATGAAAAAAATTCTTCTTCAAGCCGCGCTGCTGTTGTTGAGCAGCCTCCCCATGCTGGGCCAGACCACGAACTTACCGGTGATCAGCACCAACGCCGCGTCGGGCAACCCAACCAATCCGCCGGTGACGGCTGTATACGGCGCCGTCTTTTTAGCCGGCACGAACGCGCCCAACGGCCTGATCTGTGCCGCGACCGGTTCGTTCTACAATCAGTTCGATCAGACGTGGACGAATCTGTTGGCGACCTGGGTCAAGGGACAGGGCGTATGCACGAGCAACTGGATCACCCTTACGAACGGCACCGGGCTGTCTTATGTTCCACCTTCTCCGGGACAGGTCACCAACGCTGCCGCTGCGGTGTCCCAGACGATGACGCCCACCAATCAGATCAGTAAAACATTTTACGTTTCATCGACCAACAGCCAGACGTACATGGGCACCGCGCAAATCTTCGGGCAAGGCACGTTGACGCAGCCCTTTTATGGAGACTTCGATGCCATCGTCAATTCCCAGCCGGCGTGGTCCACGGGCAATCTCCTGCCCACTGGAACTAATGCGCCATTTTGGACTTTGGGCAACGGCGGATTTTCGAGCAATCTTGTGCTTAAGACCGGTATGGTTTTAGGTGGGTACAACGGGGCGCAAGTGGTCATCAAACGTTCGCCGACCTATGCTTCGACGGAATCTTTGTTCGGCAGTGGAAATTTCATCACGCTCAGAAATATAATCATTGACGGGTCGATGACCAATGGAGTGACCGGGAAAGTTGTGTATGGTGCCGTCCTCAATGGGTCTTACGAAAAAGCGGAACATTGCGTTGTGATCAACTGGTGTGGGGATTCTTCCGTGGGTGAATCATGGGGATTTTATCTTGGCGCGCAAGCCGGGACGGCCAGCCCTGAAATATCCGATTGCACGGTGTCGAACTGTTGGGGGAATTATGACGATTGCTATGAGGCCGATGGCTCGGCCTACATCCACGACAATTTCTATACGTTGCCCGTTTTGACGAGCAATCTGCACATGGTGGGAGTGAATTTTGCCTACGGAGTTAATGAACGGATTGTGAACAATACCGGATCGGGTGGACGAGACTTTGCCTACGCAGACACTGGGGGAGCAACCAATGTAACGTTCGTGGGAAATTACGGGTTGAATGTAGCCTCCGGCGTTTACGTTCATTTCGGCGGGCCGGCCGTGGGGTGGACCATGCAGGGCTTGAAAGTCCAAGGGAATACGTTCACCGAAAACACCAATTACTGGGTCAGCTCGCGGGGTATGGTGCTGTTGGATTCCCGTGAAACAAACGTTGCCTGGAACGGCTTTTTAATATCAGGAAATGTCATGGGGTACGCGTGTCCCGGTGAACCAACGACACAAATTGATCCGAACCAGTGTTCCGTGCTCGTGTACGACGAGAGCAATTCCAACGGGCTTTTGAATGGGATTTCGGTTTTGGGAAACACCATCGACAGTCATTTCCCGATCAGCCTGGCGAACTACACCGGCCTGCAATGGATCGACAATTTTGACCAGAACGGCAATGGCTATTCCAACATTCTCACCAGTCTTGCCCCGCTGGAATTTCAGCGTGAGTCTCAAAACCTGAACGGTCCCGCCAACCCGCAAAATCCGTTGAATGCCGGCCTCGTGCTTGACCTGTCATTCATCGAGGGCACCGGCACGAACGTTTACAATTACGCATCGTCCTACGCCATCACAAATCTGAACTTTACGCCCGTCTGTTCAATGGTGGGTGGCGCGTACCTGTGGAGCACGGGGCAGGTTGGTTACGCCCTGTCAATGACCAACAACATATTGGGCGTGGGGGCCGGATCCTTCGCCACATTCACCAACTGTTTGAGCTATTCGTTTGGCACTTCATTGCAGGGTTATTCCAACATGACGGTTGAAGTTGATGTCAAGCAACCGGCTTTTGTCGGTGGTGCTTACGACATCCCCTTGAGTCTTCAGCAGCTTGCTTCATCGAACTGTTTTCAGTTGCATTTTACGGCGACGCAGACCGGCTTCAACTTTTGCAGTGGTACGACCAATGAGGCGTATTATTTCGGGACCAGCTACGCAGACGGCAACCCGCATCAGTTGATGGCGGTATACGCCGGTACGAGCGTAACCTTGTACGTTGATGGCGTTGCCGTTGGTTCGCAAGCGGCGACGGGAATTGTATTTCCAGCGGCCAACGGGGCGGTGAGTGGTTACTTTGCCGCGAGCCGACTTAATGGATTCGTTTCCAAGGCAGCGGTGTGGACGAGAGCACTATCACCAAGCGAGGTGTTACTGTCTTACCGGAAATTCAGGCCGCCTGACATTGGCACCACCTATTACCTGATTTACATGCCGACGAATACGTCGGGAACGCATGGGTTGTCAGGATATCTCACCAACGGCGTGGTCATTTCCACCGGAACCTACTGAACGCCATGATCCAGGTGTTGATCATTGCATTGTCGCTGCTGGCCCTGCAACTGCAGGGCCAGCAGCTCTACACCAACCAGGTGGACGTCACGACCACGGTCACGGATTATTATTACAACGCCGCGCTGTTGCCGCTCGGTTTCTCGCCGGCGACGTGGGCCTGGATGCCGACGAGCCCGTCGGCAACCCTCACCTCAGATCAGCTCGGATTGATCGGAACACTGAATCTCACCAACTACGGCAACTCGACGGTGGCTTTCGTCATTCACCTGTCGTCCCTGGGCATCGGCAGCAACGGGCTGGTGGTGACGCAATTCTGGCCTGACCCGATAAGTGGATTGTGGATCACCAACGTGACGGCGATCCCGATTTACAAGACCGGCTGGAAACTGTTTGCCACCGACGGCCGCACTAACCTGGTTTGCGCAGTCCTGACGAACCTGACCAATCCGCAGTGGACGTTGGTGACCAACTCCAATCCGACATGGGGCACATTCACCGGGACCGCACAATTCTTTGACCTGCGAACCAACGGCATCAGCCTGCAGGTTTACCGGACAGACACGCTGCCGGCGACCGTGGTCGCCTACACCACAAACATCGTCACGACCAATCCACCCGCGGCCATGGCCGTGCCGATGCCGCCAGGTGTAATGGCTGTGCCAACGTCTCCTGCACCTCGGAAATTACCGAGGCACCTATCATGACCGCCGCCCTCCAACGCTCCGGTCGGCGTGTGCGCCATTATCGCGTGGACGCGGCCATCGGCACCCTGCTGGCGCAGCTCGGGCTGGATTACAGCACGCGAAACTTTTGGACCGATAACAGCTTCATCCTGGAGGAGATTCTGCACGATGCTTTTGTGGCCTACCGGGACCGGATCATCCGTGTCCAGCCCAGGGCAGCCGGTGACTCGGAAACGGAGGCGACGGCGCTCAATGCGCTATGGTCGGAAATTAAACGCCGTTTTGAACAGCACCTGCGCCCGCATTTATTTTCCAGGATGCCGCAAATGCAGCGGATCAATCGTGGCACTTCGTTGCGCTGTTGTGGTTTCCGGCTTTGCGGCAAGCCGTTTGAGACGGTTCGCCCCGACAAGAGATTTTGCACGGACCAGCACCGCAACGCCGAGCGCATCCGCCGCTACTGGGACCGCCAAAAACTTTATCGGGTCAGCGCCTGGCGTGTGTGCGCCAATGAGCACTGCACCAATGGCTCCGGCGGCGGCAGGAAAAGATTCCGCACCACGTACCCGTGGAAAAAATTCTGCACTGGCCAATGCCAGCTCCGGGCCAAATGGAAGCGGGCGACGGCCCGGCGCCGCGCTACTGTCACCCACCAACACGCATAAAACTTATGGATCACAAAACCATCCGACTAAACGGCGGCCTGCTCGTCAACGTGACGATGGCCGACAACAGCATCGTGGAAATCAAGGTCCGGCAACTGCCGACGGGCGAATGGGACAAGGCCATCGGTCTGTTCACCAACGAACGCGCCCTGGTCGCCCTGATCTGCGGCCAGCCGCCGGAATGGATCAACACTGTGGCACCGGAGAGTTACGGGGAGCTTTACAAGGTGGCACGGGAGGTGAATGAGCTCGGTTTTTTCGACTTTGCCTCCCGGCAGTTAAAAGCGGGCCAGGAGGAGATCGAACGACTGGTCAAGCTGGGCGTGCCGCTGGAAAAGATCATCGAGGCCGGAAAGCGATCCATCTCGCTTGCTGGATCGAGAGCTGCGTAATCGACGCGGGCTGCTCGCGCGCCGAGGCGATGGCCATGAGCTGGGAACAGCTCGATGCATTGGCCCGCGCCGGCCGGGCCCGGATGGCCACCAACATCCTGCAGATCGTCCGGGGCATCCGGGCGGGTTATTCCGACACCGGCGATTACGGCGACTGGCAGGCCAACATGCGAAGGGAAATGGAACTGACCGATGAGTGAGCCGGTAAAAATTGTCATCACAGCGCAGACGGCCGAGGCGGCGGCCGCCATCCGGCAGTTCGCGGTGTCGGCCGGCGCCGACATCGGCGGGGTGGCAGGTGCCGCGGCCGCGCCCAACCTGGCTCTGCGTCAGTTGCGCGAAACCTCGATGCTGACGCGCGAAGGTTTCATGGGATTGCAGAGCACGGCGTTGCTCCTGGGTGGTACGCATTTCCCCCAACTTACCTATGGGGTGATGGGACTCACCGAAGGCATGCGCGCCCTGCGCGGCACCGCATTGTTGAGCAAATTATCTTTGGGCGAGCTCGTCCCGATTATCGCCGGCATCGGCCTGGTGCTGGCGGGTGTGGTGGTCGCCTGGGACGCATTTTCCAACAGCGAGATCACCGCCAAAAAGCGGACGGAAGACCTGGCCGGCGCGCTGGAAAAGCTGCCCGACCTTTTAAAGAACATTTCTGATGCGGCGCAAACGGGTTTTCTGTCTCCGGAAAAGGCCGAGCAATTGCGGAAGATGGCCAGCGGTGAAACGCCGCTTTATTACCCGCGAACGCCAGCGGGAATGAAACCAGGTTCACCCTATTATTCAAAAGATCCGGATGGCGGTAAGGATAAAATATTCACCGGGGACCTGACCACTGAAGCCAGTTTCCGCAATCGCTCCGGGATGGTGATTCAAAACGAGCCCGCCTTGCAGAAGGACAAAGACGCCTATCTTCAACGGCAGGCATTCGGGGGGACTGGGGACGATGCCAAGCTCGATGCCGCGCAGCAGAAGATCGCCCTGGCGCGCATAGCCGCGCAAAAGGAATTGGACGATCTGATGAGGACGTCCTCGCAGGAACAGATGGGCGCGTTCGACAAAGAGCGGTCCCAGGAGGATGAACGTTACGGCAAGGAACTAGCCCATTTCAAGGAGGTGGCCGCCCAACGCCGCGCTGGCATCACCGACCAGCAACAACTGGCCGCCATCACCCAGCAGCTCGACCAGGATCAGCAGACGCTTGACAACGGCCATCTGGCCCGTCTGGACGCGATTGATCAGAAGCAGAATAAAAGTAATGCGGAGGCGCAGAACAAACTGAAAGAACGGGCTGCCCAGGCATTCACGAAGGCCAACACTGACCTGGAGACACAAATCACCACCGAGGCGGAAGCGGCCGGCAAAAAGCGCGAGGAATACTACCAGGAGGAATACGCCGAGCGCACGCAGTTGGCGGAGATTTTCTACCGGACTGGCGCCATCAGTGAGCAGCAATACAACGAAGCTGTTGCCAAGGCGCAGCAGGATTTCTATGCCGGGCGAAATGCGATGGAGGAGGAAGGGGTGCGTAAATCCCAGGCCGACCAGGAAAACCGTCGCGCAGACATCGAGGCGCAGATCGCGGCGATCCAGTCTGACCAACTCCTGACGCGGTTGCAAAAGGAACAGGAGGAACTGGTGCTCAAACAACAGTTGCTACAACTGGATCAGCAGCGCCTGGCCATCATCCAGCAGCGCGTGGCCACCACGGGTGATGATCAAGTTAGAGCGACCTACGAAAAGGAAATCGAGGAGCTCAAGAAACAGATCGCAGTCTTACAAAATCAAATCCCGGCCGGCCAGCGCAGCATGAGTGTTGGTGGCAACGTGCAGGATCAGTGGACACAAATCCAGGGGCGCCTGGGCAGCCCACAGGAGAACGCCGCCAATGTCATCACGTCCCCGTTTGCGCAGCTTGATACGAGCCTGGACAAGGCGCTGAGTGACATGATGATCAAGGGCACTTCGTTCAGGCAATTCTGGCAGAGCATCAGCTTGGGGATGGCTGAGGATTTCGCTCGGTCGGTGGCCAAGATGGCGGCCGACGAGGCTACGAGCCTGGCGATGCAGGCGGCGCAATGGATCGCGCACAACGTGTTCAAGGTGGCCATTCACACGGCCGGGGAACAGGCGCAGACGGCCGTGACCGCCCAGGGGTCGGTTGAGCGTGGCGCGGTGCGCGTGGCCGAAACGCTTTTCCACATCGGCCAGGTTGCTTTGCGGACGGCCGCACACGTCGCCGGGGAAATTCTTCAAACCTCCATGACGATTGCCCAATCAGCGATCCGGGTGGCCACCATCCTGGCTGAGGCGATTCCTTATCTGATCAAGGCCGCAATCATGGCCATGGACGCCATGGCGGATATTCCAATTGTAGGACCGGTCCTGGCGATTGCGGCTGCCGGCGCCATCATCGCGGCCGGCGCCGGGCTGATGTCGCGCGATTCCGGTGGACCGGGCGAGCCGGGCCAGGTCTATCACATTGGCCGGGGCGCGCAGGACGAGATTTTCGTACCGCATAACGCGGGCACATTTTATCCAAAGGGCCAGTGGTCCGCGAACCAGGCAGTTGCGCCGGGCGGCGGCGGCGGCGCCTCTTCGCCGGACGTCAAGGTGGATCACTTCGTCGTTTACAACGACCAGCAGCTTTACGAGAAAATGAAAAGTTCGACGGCGAAAAAAATCTTCGTCACCCATCTCAGCGATCCGGGCATAAAAACGCAGGCGGGCATCCAGACATGATTGCCATCAACGGTTACACCCTTTTCCCGCACCCGGCCGACTGGTCCACCCAGCCGGACAATGTGGAGGATTGGCAGAGCGGGATTGGCACCGGTGTCCTGGGCAATGAACAGCGCGCGGGCCTTCGCGATCTCCCGCTGGAATCCCTGACCTTTATCATCACCGCACAATCGCTGCAGGAGCGCTGCCGCCTCGATGCACGGCTGGACCAGGCGCTCAAATCCGGGTTGGCCTGCATTCCTTACTTTGGCATGGGCAGCGCGCTGGCTGCACCGGTCAATGCCGGTGCCAATGCTGTCGGTATCCAGGACGCGGTCAATCCCTGGCCGTGGGCCGCTGGCGATTACGCGATCATCGTGGGCGCCGATGACACGGTTTACGATGTGCTGCCGGTGACGGTCGTTGCCGGCAACACCCTGCAATTCGGCGCGGGCGCGCTCAATTACGGGTGGGTTAGAAAAATAGTGCGGCCGCTGCTCTTCGGCAAAATCTCAACGGAAAAGCAAACCGTCCTGACCAACTGGCATACGCCGGTAAAACTCACAGTCAAACAACAGGTCAACCCGCGCAGCGCGCAGATTGGCATCACGCCGCCGCTGGTTCCGGGCGTTGGTCAACAAATCGTCGGGAAAACGAATCAATTATGAAAACGAAAATCGCACTCATCCTGGCAGTTCTGATTTCAGCCTTCAGCTTTCAGCCTTCAGCCCTGGCTTCAGGTTACGCCCTTTCCAACGACCTGCAGGCGTCGTTCACGCTCTTTTACTGGACTAACAGTGGTGCCGGTAACGTGTTCAGCCTGATCACCAACACGCCGCCAGGCAACAATTATGTTGTGAGCATTCCCACCAATGGTCCAGCCGGCCTGGGACTGCAACCAACGAACGCGACGATGTTCATCCTGGTGCCGTGGACGAACATGCCCTACGCCAGCAACAACGTCAGCTCCTTCTTCACGAACGCGCTCGCCGCCATTGCCCCCGCAAGCGAGACGGTACCGCAATGGCAGATGATTTTAAAATCCTATTTCGTCACCGGAGCGATCCCCAACCAGGCGAACTATTGGGAGTTGATTGACACCATTTTTTACTACGTGAACGCCATGTATCTGAATTCGGTTTCCGCACAATCGAATGCGCAGTACATCGTCACCATCACGCAGCAGCGTGCATATATTGAGGGTAATTGCATGACTCCGGGTGGTGGCTCGACTTCATTCTCACATACGAATTCTTTCGCGTTTGGGTGCTTTGATATAACCACGAACTCACCATACAATTTCAGTTCCCCACCACCTGGTTATCAAGGCTACCCAAGTATGACTGTACAGTTCACGATTCCCTTTGCCGATACGAACTACATTGTGCAGGGGTTTTGGGACGGAGTTGAAGTAGCGACGACGAATTTAACGGGTGGTTTTCCGAACATGTCTTTGACGCTTTCTTCGAGGCCATTTGTTACCGCTCGTACCACCACAAATTGCATCTTGGCGTTTGGTGCGCTTGACGGTAATTGGCACAACTATTATTTCATTTTCACCCACTGATGAATTACCTGGGTCAACCAGTCTTTCCGTTCACGCCGAACTGGCGCGACGCCATCAGTCGCGGCATACAGTTCGAGCTCCGACCGGAGGACGTGGGCTACGGCCAGGAATATTTCACACCCACCCAGAGCTGGACAGTCAATCAATGGCAACTCAGCGTGGAGCTGCCCACGCCGTCCGACATCGTCGCTTTCAAAGCGTTCGTGGCCGGCCAGGTTGGGCCACTGAAAGGATTCTGGCTGCCCATGCCGCTCGCTGCCGCCCAAATAACGGCCGGCGCATCCACGAGCGTCTTTAGCATTGCGGCGGAGGGATTGAGCACCTTTTGGCAGGATCGGCCTGATACCACCCTCTTTTTCACTTTCCATGATGGGACGCAGGCAGCGGCACAAATCCAATCCGTGGTGCCGGCTGGCGCCACCGAGACGGTCACCCTGACGGCACCGTTACCTCAGATACCGGACGCCGGAACGTCGATACAAAAACTGCAGTTCGTCCGGTTCGCCGGCGACAAGCAGCCCTCCAAATTTGTCGCGGAGGGTTATCAAATCCGGAACATCACATTGATTGAGCTGCCCCTGGAATACGCGGTGCCGTTGGTGGGGTTGCGGCCCATTTTCCTGTTTCATTTTTGGGGCGCAGCGCCGGTCAATACCCACTGGTATTACACATCATTCGCCTCCCCGGTGGCCAGCGCGGGCCGCATCTATGCCAATTTCCCGGTTGATTTTTCCGACCTGGAGGACGCGCACGATGGCACGTCCACGCCTTTGAAGCTGACGGCGAAACCTGATGCGACGTCGCCACTATCGCTATTCCTGCCGGTCCCATTCAGTGGCATCCTTTACTGTGAGATTTTCTGTGTGGATTATACGGCGCCGGACGTGCAAACACTAATGTTTAGCGGGCGCGTGGTGAGCGTGGAGGATGGGGGATCGAAATTGACGCCGACCTGCGAGTCGCGCCTGGCATATCTGAAACGCAAAATCCTGCGCGCCCTCAAGGGACTGACCTGTGGCAATATTTACTGCGATCCGAAGACGTGCAAGATCGGCCGAGCGAACGAGCAGACGACGGTGAACATTGTGGCCATCAATGCCGGCCCGCCAATGACCATCGTATGCTCGTTCGCTTTTCCCGCCCTGGCTGCCAAGTTTCAGGCGTTAAACTTTTTTGCCCAGGGCCTTTTTGAATCCGGGCTCGGGCTCAATTACGAGGCGCGCACCATTCTCGCCTCGACGTGGAATGCGGGCACACAACAATTGACGCTCACTTTGAATCTGGCGCTCCAAAAGACGCAACCAGGCGCGCAGGCAGAAGTGACGGATGGCTGCGATCATCAACCCAGCACTTGCATCGCCAAGAATAATTATCAGCACTTTTTTGGACTGCCCTTTGTGCCGCCGCGTAATCCGACCCTGAAGGGCATCAACGCCAACCCCGTGTCGCAGGGAGGTAAATGACCATGCAACAACCTTACTTTAATACACTGGAAAAAATCCTCGCCCTTCAAACTGAAGCGCAGAGCTGGATGGGCACGCCGTTCGCCCCGAAGGCGATGGTGAAGGGTGCCGGCGTGGACTGTGTCCATCTGGCGGCCGGTATTTATCTCAAGCTCGGCGCCATCGCGGAATTTGTGCCCGGTGATTATACGCTCGATGAAGGGAGCCACTTAAAGACTTCCAAGGTGATCGGCTGGTTCGCCAACCACCCGGATTTTGCGCCCGTGGAGGCGCCGTATCTCGCCGGCGATATACTCTGTTTCAACCTGGCGCAGGTCGGCCACCACGTTGGCATGGTCATCAACGGTAAAGAATTCGTGCATGTCTTCGCTCAACGTGGCCGGTTTGTCATTGTTTCCAACCTGAGCGAATCATTCTACACCCGCCATATTGTGGCGGCGTACCGGCTCATGAAGGGCGCCGCATGAGCTTTCTTTCCGGAACCAAAAACCTGCCCACGCCGCCCCAGAAGAATCTGGGGTTGAGTACCGCCAATGCCGCCACGAATGAACAAGGCGCGCCACTTTTTTATCTGGCCGGCAAACGACGGTTCGCGGGCACGTTTCTTTCCGACGCCTTCGACCAGGTCGCAATGGCTGTGGGTGGCGGTGGCAAGGATTCGGGGAAGGGCGGAGGCGGTCGGGGCACCAATTACTACGCCGGTTGCGGCGTTGCGTTTTGCCATGGACCCGCTGATGGGTTCCACGATTTTTATTTAAACGGCGATCCGGTCTATACTCAAAACACGCCTTTGATCCCGATTGTCTTAAGCCAGGCTTCCAATCTGGCCACCTTCCAGACGGCCAATCCCCACGGGGTAACCACCGGTCAGACCGGCGTGGTCTCCGGAGCTGACCAACCTGAATTCAACGGCATCTTCACATTCACGGTGACCAGCCCAACCGAATTCACTTATACCATTCCCGGTTCTTCGCTTTCGGCTGAGACCGCAACGGGACCCATCCAGTGTTTCATTACACTCGATCCAGTTTATCGCGGCGCGGAGGATGGACTGATTGTCACCGTCCCGGATTATGGTTTGCTGGGCATTAACTGGGGTACCCAGACAGCGAATGTCGACCCGTATCTGGCGATCAGTGGCGCAAATCATCCGCCGTACCGTGGCATCACCAATCTCATCCTTCATCAGTTTTTCTTGGGATTAAACCAATACAACTTCCAGAACGCGGAGGCGATTTTCAGCCGGGTTCCGACGCCGGCTTGGCTCGCCAATCCCGCATGGGCAAATATCTCCGACGAGGCGAACCCGGCCTGCGTCTTTTACGATCTACTGACGAAGCCATTGGCCGGCTTGGATCTGGTGGACGCTGATTTCTATATGGCCGGAATGAACGATGCGGCAGAGCAATTTTACAACGAAGGATTGGGAGTCAGCCCATTGTTGACTCGCCAGGATTCAGCGCTCTCGTTTATCCAGCAATTGTGCCAGGCCGTTGACATGCTGCCCCTCTTGAACGGTGCCGGGCTGTTGTATGGGCTTCCAGTGCGTCCGCCGGCGGATTACAGCGCCCTGTTAACCTTTACTGACGCCAACCTGGCCGGGTTGCCGACGCCGACCGGGACCGACTGGAGCACGGCCTTCACCTATACGCGACTCACGTTTCCGAATCGGGACGCGAATTACAATAACGATTACGTGGAGTGGCAGGATTTCGGAACGCTGGCCGCCACCCAAAATGTGGGCCAACCGCAGACCTTGAATTTGGACTGGATCACGCGCCGCGACGTTGCTTTAAAACTCATTGCCGCCTATGGGCCGACCGCCGCGTTGCCCCAGCAAACTGGCAAGCAAACGTTGTTATTTACGCCGGCACTTTGGGCGGCTGCAGCGCCTGGCACTGTCTTCCGCAATGCCTTCACCAATCCAACTTGCGCACGCGCGAACGGCGTTTTCCGTGTAACGCGCCGGCGTTTTTCAAAGTCAGCGCAGCCGCTAATGGAAATCGAATACTCGGCTGATCGCAGTTATCTCAATGGGGCTCTATGAATTTTGAGCGTCTCATCAAATTGCCGGCGACGCTCGCGCCCGGCGGCAATTTATCACTGGCCGCCTTGGTGCGGCGAAATCATTGTCGCGAAATGGGCGCGGCAGTTTGGCTGGGTCGCAACTTTGCCTTTCAAGGGACTGCCCCGGAAAGTTATTTCCATCTCGGCGCCGTCCGCCGCTTCGCATTTCATGGTAAACTGACCAGCGATTTGAAGTCAGATTCCCCGCTGCTTCCGATTGCAAATCCAATCCCGAAATATGCCACTAACCCGGTTCCCCTCGTTGATGGACCGCAGATCCAATTGGACGGCGTTGATCTGATTTTGCCGGAGCTGTTTGACTTCGATGCCTTGGTGAACGCTACCCTTTTATTTGTCGGCGATGAAATCCTTTCCATTGCAGCCGCCACCTTGATCGGTCCTGGCGCGTTCGCTCTTCAGGTTATACGCGGCCGCTTTGGAACAATGATTGCGACTCACTTGGTTGGGGCAGATTTTTTCATCATTCCCCTGGCCGATTTGACGATCCTCCAACACCCTTCTTTTGTGCCTGGTGGCACGAGTCTGTTTAAGCTGACCATCGGGGTACAGCAATTAGCGGCTGCGGCCGCATTCGAGGTGGCGCTTTGATGGTATTGCCGGGTGCCTGCAGTCCGGCTGCTGGGCTGCTGCAACCCTATCGTCCTGCCGGCGCTGGGTACCCTTTTCAGCCTGTTTGGGAACCCTTTTCAATCATTTCTCGCGGTTACGGCGGGAACAGCATCCC